CGCTCTTCCCATCCGCCCCGGTATCGCCCTTGAGCGAGATTGGAAGACCAGCAGCGTCGAAGACGTACGGCGCCCATTTTACGATGCAAATCCCCGTACCGACGACGGCGTCGTCCGCGAGCGCGTAGACGTGCAGCGTCAGCGCCGACGGACACCGCTGGTTAGTCGGCCACTGATCCTTGAGAAGCTGCGTGTCGAGCGCGAGCACACCGTCGACGGACGCCGCCACCGTGTCCCCGGCGTGGTTCGTGAGCGTGAACTCAACGCCCGGATACTCCACCCCGGCGACCGTGACGGCGTAGGTCGACCCGAGCGTGAGCACCTTGGAGAGCGTCAGGAACCCCTGCGCCTCGTCGATGGTGATCGTCAGCGGGATGGACATGGATCAAGCCCTCCGTGCGCTACATCGGAATCGGTGACGTGGCAGCTTCGAAGAGCTTCTTGAGCTCGTCGCGCTTCGCCCTTGCGCTGAATGGCACGTGAAGCCCGCGAAGGCGCTCCATGTACTGGTCGCGGGTCAGTCCGCCGTCGTCTTCGGAATCAGCCTCGACAGGCGATGTGGATGCGGACGCCGCCACAGGCGCAGGCGCAACTTCAGCCGCGACGAAGGAGCTGCGCACGTGGCCGAGCTCGAGGTCTGTCTCGGGAATCTCGACGACGTCGTCGGCACGGTAGGTGCGCCCAGCGTACTGGCACTTGAAAACACACTTCATCTTCATGGACGTTGACCTCCAGAAACTGTTGGGAAAGACGCGCCCCGGTCACGAGCGGGAATGTACCGCCGCCGTCAGTTGCGGACTCGTGACCGGAGCATACGTCGGGTTTGACGGCTGCCCTGGGGATGGGCGATGCTACACGCCAGCGAAGGCGTAGTCGAGTTCGCCGCGCACAATGCCAGCCGTGAACTTCGGGGCGACGGTGAAGTTGGCAACGTCCCCAGTGAAGAGGATGCGGTTGTACTTCTGCAGCCCCTTCGGGAGCGCCTGGTTGATGACCATCTGGCCGTCTGCCAGCGTCGTCAGCGCTGCGGTCGTGATAAGGTCAGTCCAGTCGCTGTTGTTCGAGCTGGTCTGGAACTTCACAACGAGGGTGCCGCCGGCGCCGAACGTGCCCTTCGCGTCGACCTTGCAGAAGATCGACAGGTCGCGCGAGAGGTCGTCCTTGTGGGACGCCCAGTCGAGCGTGTTGGTGGACGCGGTGTCGCCCGTGGCGGTCGCGATGGTCTGTCCGTTGGAGAACAGGTCTTGAAGTGAGAGAATCATGTGATGTTTCTCCTTTCGGGGTTAAGAGACGACCGTCTCGTTGGTGTTGAGCGCGTCGCAGAGGCGCACGGGGACGCCGAACAGCGTCGGCGTCTTGCGCTGCTCCACCTCGGCGTAGGCGATGGCGTTGCCGCGCGTGGCCCGACCGTAGAGGATCTTCAGCGACTCCCACACGCCCTTGGGCATGTAGAACACGCGCCGAGTCCCGCCGCCGCCCTTCACGCGGCCCTCGAGCTGGTCGACGAGCTCCAGATAGTTCGGCTGGCCGGTGGCCGCGAGCATCACGTCGCTCTCGATGTTGGCGATGCGACCTCCGTAGCGGTAGTCGCGGACGTCGAGGCCGATGTCCCAGTAGAAGTACTGGCGGTAGGCCTGGTACGTCCCGCCGGAACTGTCCGTCACGTCGACCGTGTCGAACGTGCCCTTGCTGATGCCGCCCTTGGAACCCTGCGGGTAGAAGCAGCGCATCGTCGAGTTGCCCCAGTTCAGGAGCCAGATCGAACGGTACGCGGAGGCAGACGGGTTTGACGCCTTCTTGCCGTCGAACACGTAGTGCGAGGCGACCTTGTCGTCCGAACCCGAGCTCCCGATGGTGTTGTAGAAGTTCGTCAGGCCGTTGAACTTGCGGGCCTCGGTCTTGAGGTTCCCGTAGAACAGCGCGTCCGCAACTTCGTTGCCCATGCCCTCCATGTGACCCTTCACCTCGTCGGCGAGGAAGGCCGACTTGTTCGGGTCGCGGTCGAAGAGCCGCTTGTCGATCTCCAGCTTGCTCGCCAGAGAACCGGCGACGTTGACGATCTGCTGCTTGCTGCCCTTGCTGGCCTGGATGCCCTGGTAGAAGGCGGCCCAGGTCGCTCCGGCGATGCCCGTGCGGATCGTCGTGCGGTTCGAAGAACCGTCGTTTGCCTCGACGACGGGAATGTCGTCCAGGATTTCGTTGACCTCAGCTGTGAGGTCGACGATGTCGTGATCGAAGGTCTTGTCCCCCTTGAGCCCGGAGGCGAGATCGCGGTACGTCACGAACGTGTTACCGATTGTGCCCATGTGTTACTCCTTGTCCTTTGATGTGGGTATCGCTACCCGTTTGCCTCCGCCTTGCGGTTCGAGGACGCGATCCACGCTTCGGCGAAATCCTTTGAATTCATGCCTCCGGCATCCTTGCCGGAAGCCCCGTCGTCTGTGGCCACGCTGCGACCGTAGCCCGCCAGCGCCTCGATGATGCGAGGGTCGTTGCAGAACGCGGGAATGCCCTTGAGCTCGTCCCACGCCTCTCCGAACAGCGCCTTGCCGCCACGCTTCGCCTCGGACACGAAACGCCCGATGTCGGCACCGAACTTCTCCCTTGAAGCCGACACGAGCCCGGACACGAGATCGCGCTGCGCCTTAACTTCCGCCTTGAGCCTTGCGCCCTCGAGCGCGGCCAGGCCGTGGACGACAGCGGAAGACTGCTTGGCGGAAAGACCGATCCCGGACAGGAACGGCGCGAGCACCTTCACCTCGACATCGCCGAGCTTCACGTCGTTTCCGAACGCGTCCTTTCCGATGTTGATTTCCGGAAGCTTCATGCCCGCGACGAACGCGTCGAGTTCCTCGGGCTTCATCTCGGCAGGCTTGAACGAAACAGCGCCATCGGCATTCTCGAAATCCTTTTCAGCGGCGCCGTCGTCGTCGCCCGCGAGAAGGTTCTCGAGCGTCTCGGCCTCGTCCGACTTCTCGTCCGACTTCGCGTCCAACTTCTCGTCCGGCTTCGCGTTGGCAGCCTCATCCGACTTCACGTCGGCAGACTCTTCCTGCTTCACGTCCTGCTTCACGTCCGGCTTCACGTCGGCGGAATCGTCCGGCTTCACATCCTGCTTCACATCCTGATTCACGTCTTCGCTCATAGCTTTTCCCTTTCCTCGGCGTCGGCGGCATGCGCCAGCGCAATTCGACTCCTGATCTTCTCCGCATCCGCAAGCGCCTCGCTGTGCGCAAGCGAAACCATCTCAAGCGATGCCTCAAGCGCCTCGTCGCGAATCGCGGAGGCCACGGAGCGACGCCCCGCATGAAACTCGTACCGCTCCGAGCCGCACTCGTATAGGATGTCAACAAGGCGCTGGAAGACGCGGCGACCACGGGGATCGCCGAGCACCCACTGCAGGTCGCTCACGCGCCTACGCTCGACATCCTCAAAAACCTTGTTTACGTTTGAGCTCACGCGGCACCCCCTTCCGCGACAGCCCGCATCTCCTGCGCACTCTTCCCGGCCTGCGCCACGTCCTTCACTGCCTTGCCGGCGTTCGCAGCCTGCTCCGCCTGCATCATCGCCTGCTGCTGCTGCGCCCTCGCCCTCCGAACCGCGTCTACCTCCTTCTGGTCGCGCACACACCCGTGCTCCACGAGCGAATCAGCCGCAACGTCGAGCATCTTGTCGGTGTCGATCTTGTCCACGACGTCAGGCTTGACCTGCGCGATGCCCCCGACGAACTCAAGCAGCCGGGACAGCCCGGTAAGCCGCGTAGCCGCCTGCTGCTCGACGTGAAGGCTCGACACGTACTCGATCTCCAACTCCTGCCCTGCCAGGTCGGGAGGCGGAGACGCGAGCGAATGCATGGAAGAAGTAACGTACCCGCCTCCTTTCTCGATTGCCTCATCAACCGCAGCCGTGAAGACGGCGTCGACAAGCGGGTCGAGAAGATCGGTGTTCAGCCGCGTGAGCACAGGCCCGAGCAGCGCTACCTTCTCAGCGGAGAGCTCGTTGACCTCCGTGGCCGTCTTCTGCGTCGGGTTCGTGTTCAGGTTTATCAACAGGCTGAAAAGATCGCTGTAGAAAACGCGCCGCAGCCTGTCCTCGACGGACTGGATTGCCAGAAGAACGGCCTCAATCTGCCCCTGCGTCTGGAAAAGCCGCTGAACAGGCACGTTGCGCCCGGCGGAACCACCGACCAGGTTCCCGTAGGTGACGCCGCCAGGCCCCGTGTTGATCGGGACGCCCTTCATGGAACTGTCGGCCAGCATCGAAGGATCGGCCTCCTGCTCCACAAGCTTGAGCTTGTCCTTCTCAAGGCGCTGCAACTCCTTCGAGTCCGCCAGCCCGATGTACCCGCACCCGATGCCGTAGACGGAGGCTCCGAGAACCCAGCGCGGAGCGATGATGGGATTGTATCCGTAGCTGCGGATCGCGAGGATTCCGTCGTTGCCGTCCTGCCCTCCCTCGCCCTCCATCCAGTATATCGACGCGAACGCGCGCCCGGGAGCCACGTCCTTTAGCGCCTTGCCGAAATGCGATACAGGACAGACGAGGTTCCAGACGACGTGGTGGCGCTCAAGCGCACCGGACTGCTCCTTGCGCTCGATCAACCGCGTAGGCACCCAGCCCTCGCCGAACTCGTCAATGAGCTGCTGGAGGGTGAAGTCGATCTTGCGCAGGAGCGTGTCGACCCGCTGCCGACGGTTCTGCGCCAGCCAGAAGCTCCCCATGTCGCAAACGTGGAGATGAACCGTGGCGTCGGCATCGTAGACGACGAGCCCCGCCGCCGTGCCAAACTGCCCGAGCTGCGAATAAATCTGATCGAGAGCCGAGTACACGTTGGAACGCTGCATGACGCCCTGCACGGACTCGGTAGCGAAATCAAGCCACGAGCGGGTGCGGGACGCCTTTCCAAGCCGAGCATCGCGCGTCTCCAGCTTGAACCACTGCCGGGACTGGTTCGTGATGCCGGACT